CGGCGAAAAGAAAGAATCTGAAAGCAAAGAAACATCAAACAATTTGACAGAACAACAAAAACATGAAACAATAACACCCGAAGTTAAAGAAAAATCACAATCAACCGAGGGTACGAAAATGAATGTAGATAAATTTATGAGTCAGCATAAAGATAGATTTAATTTGTTGACGCACATACTGTCCGAGTCAGACTGGTATAAAAACCAAGCCGATTCAACTAATAAATCACAAGCAAGCATGATTAAAGCTGATTTATTAAGCGCACTGGAAAAAAATGGAATTAAAAAGCCTGAAACAAACAAAGAATTGTTTGATATTTTAAAAACAAAAATAAACGAGTCAAAAAATAAAGAAATCAATACAGAAATAAAATTACCTACAGGAGCGTACACGCCATTATTTAGTTTTTTTGATGAAATATTAAAAAAAGATGTTAAAAACATATCTGGATCAACAGAAGAAATTGCTAAGCCTGCAAAAACATTACCAAATTTAAAGTCGTCATTAATGACTAGCGGACAACACGCAGGTAAAATTATGATGGAATATGGATATTCTGATAGTGCTTATAAAGATATTAAAAATATTCAAGGGGCAAAATACATAAAATCAGGTGTATTTATGGTGGACACTAAGAATATAGATAAAATAAAAGAATTATCAAAAAAACATGGCCTCGAATTAAGCAATGGCGTTAAAAAATTATTGGGAGAAAATCAATGAGGATAGAATTTTTCAATGAGTTAACTCAGTCATGGCTTTCATCATCTTGTGATTTTGAAGATGCCTGTTATTTTGAAACAGAAGATGACGCAAAAAAAAGAGCTGAAGAGCTAAGAGAAGAAAACGAAGATATTTTATTCAGGGTTATGGAATGAAAGCCTCACAATTCGCAAAACAAGCAGGGGTTAAAAGCCTTGCTGAAGTCTCCGAACTAACTGGCGTTAGTCCTCAAACCTTAAATAATTGGTTTAAGAATAAGCCGGAATTATTTAAAATTGTTTTGCTTGGATGTAAATGCCAAAAAGACGAAAAACAATAGTCAGCACTCCTCTTCACCCGCCTGTTTTTGCAGAGATAAAAAAGCAAGTGGGCGAACTTGTGCAAAAAATGACAGAGGAATATCAAACAGAGATTAAGGCATTATTTGCCAGTAATCGCAAAGCTATTATGGACGCTGATGACGATACGATTGCAGGCTTAATCAATTTAAGGCTTGATACTCTATTAAGAAAATACGAAAATCTACTAGGCTTTTATGCGCCAATATGGGCGAAAAAAATCACCACAGAATCAGCGATTATCAATCAAGCAAAGCTTAATAAAGCATTTGCCAAAATGGTTAGTGAAGTCTCACTCTCCCCGATAGCATTTCAATCCGGTACGATGAAGGAAGTGTTAAGCGCAGTTACCCAGGAAAGCGCAGCACTCTTTAAGACCATAGCGCCTATCTATCATAATGATGTACAGAAAGCCGTATTTAACAGTATTGCTAATGGTAAAGGCTATGCTGATCTTGTGCCATTTTTCGAAGCGCGCAATCCAGGCATAAAGAATTACGCCATTACTCGAACACAAGATCAATCCGCTAAAGCTTATAATGGCATAGCAATGGCTCAGATGAAAAATGCAGGAATAGAGAAATTTGAATGGATGCACACAAGTGGATCTCGTGAGCCGAGAAAACTACATGAAGAATTAAATGGAAAGCAATTTTCATTTGATGATCCGCCTTATATAGGTGATATGTATGGTAAACCTGTTTACGGCTATCCTTCGGATATGCCGAACTGCCGGTGCTTGTTCAAGCCGGTATTATTTGAAATAAAATAATATATAAATTTCTTTGCAAAAAAGAATAGATTATGTTACTGTTGCGAATAAATTTATAAGTCTTTTCTTGCCTACTTTTGCAATATATAAATATTAAAAGTATTTCAAACATTAAATATGACCAAAGCTATAATAGATAAACGCGAAATAGACACCAATGGCTTTGTCGAGATACCTGACAATCCCATAAGTGCGGTCGGAGTTTATCCCTATTTGGGATCAATGATCGGTGGTAAAGACCCGTCAAAAATTTATTATGTTTTGCGACCTGAAGAAGAATTAAGTCGTAAAGATACGCTTGATTCTTTGCGTCTAATGCCTATCGTGGACGATCATGAAATGTTAGGCAATGGTGAGACACCAGCAGAAAAAAAAGGCGTGCATGGTGTAGTAGGCGAAAAAGTTTATTACGATTCCAAAGCCAAACAAATCAAAGGCAATCTTAAAATCCACAGTTCAGGCCTTATGGATAAGATCGATAATCAAGGAAAAAAGGATTTAAGCGCAGGTTATCGAGCAGACCATGATTTTATAGCGGGCACTTTTGAAGGTAAAGACTATGACGCTATTCAAAAAAACATTGTTTTTAATCATCTTGCTTTGGTTGATAGCGGCCGCATGGGTAGCGGCGTTGCTGTACTGGATCAAGATGACATTTCACTTTTAACTACAATACATCCCTTACAACATGAGCACACAAAAATGAATCATTTAGATAAACTAAAAGCAGTCTATCAGGCGCTTGGCGAATTTTTAGGCGAGGAAGCCGCCGAACCGGAGAATAAAGTTACTGATGAAGAAGAAAAGGAAGTCGAAGAAGAAGAAAAGGAAAAGGAAGAAAAAAAAGATGACAAAGTTATGGACGAGGCCCTCATTGAAAAAATAATTGACAAAAAAGTCAAACAACGTCTTGAAAGCGTAGAGAAACGAGACAAACTTTATAAAAAGCTAAAACCTCACGTCGGCGTTATGGATTCAGTCGATAAAATGACCTTAGATTCACTTGCGGCTTATGGCGTTGAAAAGCTGGAATTGCAATGCAAAAAAGGCGAGGAATTAGCTACATTAAAAGGTTATTTGTCCGGTTTAAAAAAGAACAACGTACAAGATTCAACTGAATCTTTGTATCAATCAGTTAAATTATCTATTAAGGACTTCGAATAATGGCCTTTCAAACAGTAACAAACTTTACAACTGCTAACGGCATTCCTGGTGAATTAGCCTATCTAGGTCCAGAGCCACGAGTACAACCACGAATTTTATACTCGGCCGGTCAAGCTCAAACATTTGGCTTTGCTTTTACTGAATCTACCGCAGGTGATATGCTTTTAGGCAACACTGCTCAAGTCGGCGGCACTGGTAAATTTGCCGGTATTTTGGTCCAGCCTAAAGCAGCAGCTTCTTTTGGTACTACGGCAGGTGGCCCATTAGCAGCTACACTGAATAAAGCTGATTACACAACCGGCGAATTATGCTCTTTTGGTGATGTATTTGTTGCTCTTGGAGCTGCTTGCAATATTGGCGATTTAGTGGCATATCACACTACGACTGGAGCATTGAGTACTGTTAGTTTTGTTGTCGCAGGTTCAACATATAATCAATCTACTACAACCGCAACTATTTCTTCATTCCCAACTGGTGCAACTCCTATTGGCATAGGCTCTGTATTTATTAGCTCAACAGGCGCTTATCTTGGCACAGTACAAAGCTTAGGAACGGGTACCGGTGGTAATGGTACTTATGTAGTCGAAACAAGCGCAACAGTTTCAGGCGCAACAGCAACTACACAACCTATCCCCGGAGCGAGTAAGCTGTTTGTACCAAATGCCCGAGTAAATCATTTTCCGCTTACGACTTCTGGCGTCGGCGTTATCACCTTGACTAACTAAGGATTATTATCATGCAAGTATCTCCACAAGGCGTTAGCGTTTCTGGTCGTAGAGCGCAAGCACACGCCCAAAAATTAAATGAACAATTTGGCATAAGCAAAAAGCTATCAATTCAAGATGCTGAAATTTTGCGTCAATTAGGTTTTGCAACCAATAATAATGCAATTATGGATGCAGCGCCTGTTTCATTACAAACAACTGCTAGCATCACAACTCTCGTTCAATTCCTACAAACCTTTCTTCCTGGCGTTATTCGTATTTTCCAAGCGCCATTAGTCCTTGAAAAAACAATTGGATATACTCAAGCAGGTTTTTGGGAAGATAGCGAGATTATCCAAAGAGTAATAGAATGGACTGGTTACGCTAGGGAATATGGCGATTATCAATCCAAACCCAATGCAAACTGGAACATGAACTTCGCAAAGCGCAATGTTGTGCGTTTTGAAGTAGGCGTAGAAGTTCAACGCTTACAAGAAGCTCGCGCTTCACGCGGCATGGTTTCAGATACTGAAGAAAAACAAGGCGCAGCGGCTTTGATTTTACAACAAATCTTAAATCTCGTTGGCTATAACGGTTATAACTCAGGCAATAACTTAACTTATGGTTATCTGAATGATCCGGGCTTACCGGCTTATGTCCCCGTTGCTAGTACAGGAACAGGATCAAGTCCTTTATGGTCTACTAAAACCTGGTTACAGCAACAAGCCGATTTGATCACGATGTTTTCAGGTTTGATGACTCAAACTAAAGGCCGTGTCGATCCAGCCGGTCCTAATGGCACGCCGACAACGCTGAATATTCCTGTTTCAATGTGGCCATATTTCCAAGGTACCAACACGCTTGGCAATTTGACCTTATCAGGCTGGATGGAAATGGCTTATCCCAACTGCCGGATTATTTCCTCACCTAATTTGGATGGTGCCGCAAGTTCATTAAATGCAATGTATTTATTTGCTGATGAAGTAGCTAATACCGGCACTGATGATGGCTCAACTTTTCGTCAAGTTATTCCTGCAAAATTTATGGCATTGGGCACACAACAATTAGTCGGTGGATATAAAACAGGCTATTCATGCGCCACAGCAGGAACTTTCTGCTTACGCCCAATCGCTGTTTATCGCGCTTCTGCAATGTAAAGGAGAATTATGAGTAATTATATTTATTCAACCTGCCCTCAAGATTATGCTTTTGCTGTCTGGCAATTATTGCCAGATGGCAGCTCTAAAGCAATCCGTCATATTTTAGTTAAAGGAGGCGCACAATTAGCAGTTCAAGCTGGTGCTGGTTTTCATACTCCACTTGGCGTAGTAACCAAAGTATCAGATGAAGAGCTTGATTTATTGCGGAAAGATTGGTCATTTAATCATTATGTAAGCCAAGGCTTTATGCACATAGATTCCAATAAAATTGATGTAGAAAAAGCAGCGGGCGATATGAACATCGATGTACCAGGCGCACCAATCAGCGAGTCAGATATTCTTGATATTGGCGCTCCCGATGGCGTTGAAATCAAAGTCTATGATGATGATACAACCAAAAAACGCATTAAAAAATAATGTCAATAATAATTCTTGATATTGCAGCGTTTAGGTCTCAATTTCCAGCATTTAATAATGTTGTGAGCTATCCTGACGCTACAATTCAGATGTATTATGACATGAGCAGTAATTTTGTCAGCACAAATGATGTTGGTTATCTTAATGGAACATCACGAGTGCTGGCATTGTATTTAATGACAGCTCACTTGTTAAAAATAGCGGATGGAATTGCTTCCGGCAATCTTGTCCAGACTACCCAAAGCGCAAGTGAAGGATCGGTAAGCATAAATTTTGCTACGATTCCACTAAAAAATCAATGGCAATGGTGGCTTTCCGCTACACAATACGGACAACAGCTTTTAGCTATGCTTTCTGTTATTGCGACTGGCGGTTTATATATTGGCGGGTCTTATAATCGAGCTGCAATGAGAAAGCCCAATGGCTCTTTCTGAGATTGCTGAACGTGTTAAGAATCTTACTAGCAAACGGCTTAAAGTTGGTTGGCTAGAAGGAAAATCATATCCTGGCACAGACACAACAGTTGCAGAAGTCGCAATTTGGCAAGAATTTGGAACCAAAACAATACCAGCTCGTCCCTTTATGCGTCCAGCGATTGCGGATAATAAAGACAAGTGGTTTTTACATGCTGAATATGTTGCTGGAAACTATATTCGAGGCATATCAAAAGAATCACAGGTTTTTGATTATATTGGCAATATGATTCGAGCTGATATTCAGCAAGCTATTGAGAATGTGCCGGACGATTTAAGCGATATAACTTTATTATTAAGAAAATGGCGTGATGAAGGTAGAACAATAAATAAGACGACAGTTGAAGAAGCTAGACGCGCTTTAACTAATAATCCTAATTTAACTTTATCTAAAAATACTACAGCTTTGCAAGATACACATAATTTAATAGGTTCAATCACTCACGCGGTAATTGATAAATGAATTTGCATAGCATGGCAGTAGGATCAATAGCTAATATAAATCCGCTTATCATCGCAACTTTGCGTCGTGGTTTAGGCTATGTAACGGCGATCGATGGTTCTAGGAATCCAACATATACCGAAGTTAGCGGAAAAATACAGGTTCAAGGGATTCCCTCAGATCAAATGTATTACTTGGATCAACAAGGAATACAAGGCAATTTAAGGACGGTTTATCTTTACGGCAATTGGCATGGCATCGTTAAGGCCGATCAATCCGGTGGAGATATTTTAATATTTGGCGGTTATGAATGGCTGATTATTAAGGTTAATGAAGCATGGCCGGATTGGTCAGCAGTAACAGTAGTTCAACAAGATGCTATTACTTAATCAACAACAAAGCTATCCACAAAACGATGTTTATGGAGCTTTGCGTTTGGCATTGATTGATTTATTTGGTGTTGAAGTTATCAAAGGATTAAGCAACCGTGTTGCACAACCGCTTAATGATTACATTGCCATGCAGCCTTTAATGGTTTCACGGTTAAGTACTAATGGGTCAGATTATCTAATTGCGCCAAATGCCGAAATAACCAGACAAGAAAAATTAGATTCAGATTATCAGGTTCAGCTTGATTTTTATGGGACTAATTCTAGCAATATGGTGATGATTTTCTTTAATTTGATGCGTTCTGATTATTTATTTCAGTATGGCATTAAACCCATGTATACAAGCGAACCGCGCCAATTAACCTTTGTTGGAGGCAATTATCAAATGACAGAACGCTGGAGTATTGATGCCCATTTAGCCTATACGCCAATTGTCAATTTACCTCAACAATCAGCAAATAACTTACAACCTACTTTTCATCCAGTAACAGGATAATAAAAAATGGCTACAATTCCAGTCAGTTCAATAGTTCAAGTCAATCCTAATGTTTTAAGCGCGGGAGGTCAACAACTTGCACTCAATTCGGTATTTTTAACATCATCAACCCGCGTCCCTATCGGTTCGTTATTGCCTTTTTCCAGCGCGGATAATGTAGCAACTTATTTTGGTTCAACATCAACTGAAGCAACATTAGCATCGGTTTATTTCAATGGCTATTCAATCAGTCAGAGTAAACCCGGATTATTGTATTTTTATCAATATAATGCGGCAGCGGTAGCGGCTTATTTACGCGGCACGTCTTTAGCATCAATGACACTTGTTCAATTGCAGGCATTAAGCGGTACATTGACATTAACCATTGATGGCACAGCGCACACTACAGCATCAATCAATTTAAGCGGTGCGGCATCTTTTAGCGCAGCAGCTACTTTAATTCAAAGCGCATTAGTTACCGCCGGATTTACCGGCGTGACTTGCACTTTTGATTCTATATCAAGCGCATTTGTCATTACATCCAGCACCACGGGCGCATTATCTACAATCACACAGGCGACAGGAACCCTCGCGGCTGGCATTGGTTTGGCAGCAGGAACATTGTCTCAAGGCGCGGCAATTACCAATCCTACTAGTGCAATGACAGCGATTGCAAATATCTCAACAAACTGGGTTGTATTTACTACATTGTTTGAGCCTGTTTTGGCTGATAAAACAGCTTTCGCAACATGGACAAACAGCAAAAATAATCGTTATGTTTATATTGCTTGGGATACCGATGTCAATACAATCGTTCCTAACACCACAGCAACATTTGAATATCAATTAGCGCAAAATGGCTCTAGTGGAACAACCGTATTATATAATAGCGTAACTCACGCAGCGGCTTTATGTGGTTTTATTTCAAGTATTGATTTTACTCAAACCAATAATCGCCCAACTTTCGCTTTCAAAAATCAATCCGGCTTGATTCCGAGTGTTACTGATCAAACTACCGGAGATGTTCTTATTGCCAATGGCTTAAACTTTTATGGCGCTTATGCAACCGCTGCACAGGGATTCAATTTTATTTATCCTGGTAGTGTTTCAGGTCCATTTAAATGGTTGGATTCGTATATCAATCAAATTTGGATGAACGCTAGCTTTCAAAGCACTTTGATGACTTTGTTAATGAGTGTCCCATCAATACCATATAATGATTATGGCTACACAATGATTGAAACAGCATTAAGAGATAATATTAATGCAGCTATTAATTATGGCGCTATCCGTGTAGGTGTACAACCAACATCAACTGAGGTTGTTGCGATTAATAATGCAGCCGGAACCGCAATAGATCGAACATTGTTTCAACAAGGTTGGTATCTACAAGTCAAAGACCCAGGCGGCACAGCTCGCGGCAACCGGACAAGCCCTAATATTAATTTCTGGTATATGGACGGTCAAGCTGTACAAAAAATTAACATGACTTCAACTCTCTTACAATAATAGGCTAAGACAATGGCGGAAAAATCACTTACAGCGGCAAATTGCACGTTCGGCCTTGCAGTTACTAGCCTTTATCCAGTACCTCAGATTTTAGATCAATTTAGCGCGGACGCGCCTTTTGGCACTGAGGATTTGGTTATTGCGGAAACAGTCATGAGTTTGGAGGGTAAATTGTTGGGCGGTTTCGTGCCTAATGCCCCTATACAGACGTTAACATTGCAGCCCACATCAAATGGTGTACCGATGATTATTAACTGGCTACAAGCCAGTATTACTAATAAATCAATGTATCGTGCAGAGGCATCTATTATTATTCCAGACCTTGGATATAAATATGTTTTATCTCGCGGAATATTGATTAGCGGAAAATCTATACCGGATATTCGTAAAATCTCACAACCCATTTCGTTCAAAATCCAATGGGAAAAAATAACGATGGTTGGCGTATAATAAGTTAAATTAAATGGATGATAGAGTCATTCTCGAATGGCGGCACAGTACCGTCCCTCATCCATTCCTTTCTTTACTGTAAAAATTTTACTGGAATTTTTAAATGGCTAGATTAACAAAACTCTATACTTGCGACGATAAATGCGGTCGTGATTCAGGAAAACAATTTTTAATAACTGAAATGCCCGCGGCACAATCCGAAGATTGGGGTTATCGCGCTATTTTATGTTTGCTTAATGCAGGTATTGATATACCCAAAAATGCACAAAAATTGGGCATGATGGCAGTTGTATCAGCAGTTTTTAGCAAAACAGTTGGTAATATTGATTATCACTCGCTCAAGCCTTTGCTTAATGAATTGCTTGATTGCATTAAAATCATTCCCGATCCAAAACAACCAAACGTCATAAGGGAATTGATACAGGACGATATTGAAGAACCGGTAACACTCGCCAAATTACGAAAAGAGGCATTAATGTTGCATCTGGATTTTTTAATAGCCGAAAAGTAGTTGACTATGGACACATTTCTATTGATGAACAAGATATTCTTGATTATGTCAATATGTCCAGCTTTATCGGTTTGGTAGTCAGTAAAAGAATGGCAACTCTTCATGAATTACAAACAGTTTATGGACAAAAGGATTTACATAATATGATTGAAATAATCACTGTTGATTCTTTTAATGCTTATCAAGCTAATAAACGTGCACAAATGGATAATAAATAATGGCCGGCAATGTAATTGAGGAATTTTTAATAGAACTTGGTTTCGTCGATAAAGGCGTATCAAAAGGCATTGTTGAAACTGAGGAAGGTTTAGAAAAAACTCGCAAATCATCAAAAAGAACTGCCGATGACCTTGAAAAGAACGGCGCACAAGGAGCGCTTTTTTTTAAGCAGATTCGTAATGAAGCTTTGTTGTTACTATCATTATTTGCCGGAAGTGCTGGCATAGAACGTATTGTAAAAAATACCGTTAATAGTATGGCTAATCTTGGCTTTACCGCGGCTAATATGGAAATGGCACCGGAAAGATTACAAGCCTGGGGCATGGCAGCGGAAAAGGCAGGCGGATCGGCGGAAAGTATGACGCGAGCCTTAGCGCAAGCGAATAAAGATGCCGTATCTTTTGCTCATGAAGGTGGAAGGGCTGTTAGCGAAAGACTTGCAAGTGCTCATATTGGCGATTTAAGCTTTTTTAGCTTAGGTGGAAAATTTGATCCAAAAAAATATGCCAATAATCCAGAGGAATGGTTAAAAGAGCAATCTAGAGTATTAAAAGAAGCAGTAAATAAGTATGGCAAAGCTGATGCTTTAGCATTGGCACAAATGTGGGGATTGGATGAAGGGGCTTTTAATTTATTAGTACAAGGTCCAGATGTTGTAAAAAAGTTGGTTGACGCACAAAAGGAATTAGCCAACAAAAACAAAGATGCAACAGAGAAAGCACAAGGATTGCGTGTAGTTTTATCTGGATTACAGGATCGTTTTAATGCCGTTGCTGTTGATATTACTCTTGCTTTATTGCCTGCAATTAAATGGGCAATTTTTCAATTTGAGCGATTTGGAGAATGGATTTTAGCGCACAAAGATGAATTTGTTGTAATGGTCAAGGACTGGTACAAATCTGCACAGCCATTTTTAAATCAAATTGATGAATTAGTGCAAAAAATGGGCGGATGGGAAAATATTTTAATCGGATTGGCAGCTATTCGATTATTGCCCTTAATTAATTCTCTTGGTCTATTGGCTCTTAGCTTAGGCAAAGTTTCAATGGCTTTGGGTGTGATGTGGGCAGGAATGGCTGAGGGGGAAGCAATTCACAAAAAATTTGGTGAAATATTAGACCCATTAATAGAAAAAGGTTTGAATGCTGGTGAAAAAATTATTGAGTATGTAACTGGCGAAGGTAAGGAAGGAGCTGCGCAAGAAAATTTAAAAGCTATGCGCAAAGCCTCTAAGCAATATGGTTTTGATTATGATGTTGTACTAGATAAATATGCAGAAGTTGGAAAGAAATACGGCATTGATCCGAATTTATTGATAGCACAAACAAAACAAGAAAGTGGATTTAATCCTAAAGCTGTGAGTCCAGCGGGTGCAAAGGGGTTTTCACAATTCATGCCCGATACTGCGAAAGATATAGGACTTGCTAATCCATTTGATCCATTAGCCAGCATTGAAGCACAAGCTAAATTAATGCGTATCAACCTTGATAAATTTGGTCGAACTGATTTAGCTTTAGGTGCTTATAATGCAGGGGCTGGTAATATAAAAAATAATCAATTACCTAATTTCCCTGAAACACAAAATTATGTTAAGAAAATTTTAGGCAATTATGAACCAATAAATATTGTCAAAAAAGAAACTCATCCCATAGAACCCATAGTTAAAAAAGAACCACCACCATCAACAATAATTGATAGTTTAAATAATCTGTTAGGGCATAAGCCTGAATCTTATCAAGATTGGGCAACACGTATGCACAAACCTATTGCTATAGCAAATGGCGCAACAGCCAAGCCAATGGCAAATACAACGACAAATAATGCACAAACAGACGTTAAAATAAATGCAATTAACATAACGACCCAAGCTACTGACGCAAAAGGCATAGCGCAATCAATACGGCCTGCAATGATGAGCACACTATTTAATAATTTTAATACAGGACAAACAGCATAATGGCTAACGGTATTCCTGCACTATTAAATGATTTACAAATACCTTTTCAAATTTATACGCAAATTAGAGCCATAGAAAATCTTGCGCTTGATTATTTAGGATTATTGCAGCCGCAATATGGCATTTATCTTAATAATAAACCTGCTCTAACTATTGATGGTATTTTAGATTTTAATATTACAAATGGCTCGATAATAGCTAATTATCGACAAGAAAAAGGCGCATTTTCTTCATATAACAAAGTAATAACGCCTTTTGAAATACCTGTATTAATCATCAAGGAAGGGACGATTGATGAAATAAATAGATGTTTACAAGAAATTGATAAAATCAATAATGATTTAAATTTATATGATGTAGTAACAAAATACATAACTTATTCTAATTGCAATCTTGAGAGATATAATTACAAACAGCGTTCTGATGAAGGAACGAACATTCTATTTGCAGAGTTATTTTTTAAGGAGATTTTATTAACAAATGATGTTGGTTATTCCGCTCCTGTAAAATCAAAATCAGCAGAAAATGTTAATAATGGCGGTCAAGTACAAAAAATAAGGACAACAACAACATGACTGCATATATAATCCCATTACAGCCAAACACGCCACAAAGCGTAGGCGTTTTGTTGGGATCACAAAACTATAAAATAACTGTTTATGAGAAATCAACAGGTATATATCTGGATTTATATCAGGGTAATATTGCAATAGGCACAGGTATAAAATGTTTGGATAGGACTGCAATGCCTTTTGATAGCTACACGGGGTTTATAGGACAGCTTATGTTTGTCGATACGCAAGGATTTGATGATCCAGTTTCCAGCGGTTTCGGTACAAGGTTTCAATTAAGATGGCTTTCTTAAAGAGATTAATCGATGTAACCATACAGCTTAAAGAACCTGCAACTTTTGGCGATGGTAAAGGCGATACGATGACTTTGACAGGACATCGCGTCGGAGCATATATCGCACAGGCAGGCGGAGAATCACAAGGAACATTGCAATGCCAGATTTTTGGCTTGCCTCTTGAAATGCTAAATAGATTAACCGCAGTCAACAACATATCGCCACAGGAATATTTAAATAATAAAATATTGATAGCAGCAGGCACTGATGGAGATATGCATCTGGCATTTGAAGGTACGATTAATCAAGCTTGGGCGGATTTAACGAATCAGCCTGATGTTGTATTGAATATCATATCAACAACGCCTGGTGATTTGGCTATCAATCCAGCTGGAGCGACAAGCTATAAAGGCGCGGCTGATGTAAAAGATATGCTTGCCAGTATTGCAAAAGATTCTGGTCTTGCTTTTGAAAATACACAAAATATTAGTGTGACGTTAATCAATGCTTATTTCCCAGGATCAACGCTTGATAAAATACGTGCTATTTGCCGTGCGGCTCGCATAAATTTTACGATTGAAAAAGGCACACTTGCGATATGGAATCGTGGCGGCGCAAGAAATGAAGATGGAGAAATGTTTTTATTATCGCCTAATACTGGTATGGTCGGCTATCCAACTTATTCGGGTGCAGGAATTTTGGTCACTTGTATTTATAATTCTGTTCTCAGGCTTGGCGATCATATTCAAGTAGAATCGGAGATAACACCAGCAAGTGGAATATGGGGAGTTAATCAAATCATTCACTCCCTTGAAAGCGAACAGCCTAACGGTAGCGGCGCATGGTTTACAACATTATATTGCAATAGGGTAGGACAATGACAGCCACTTCCGTATTTACACCCAATGATGGAATAGAAGGTTATAATGAACAGCTTGCTCTTATTACATCAATCTTGAATAAGGCCACATTTATGACACTTGTGCAAGTGGTCGGAGTTGATTTACCGGATGCAGGGACAAATAATTATACGGGTACAGTTGACGTTAAGCCTTTAGTACACCAAGTTGACGGAAAGCAAAATCCTATTGTTCACGGTGTTATTTATGGAATGGGCTATATTCGCATACAGGGAGGTTTAAATGCAATTATCATTGATCCACAAATAGGCGATATTGGTTTAGCGGTATTTGCAAATAATGATATATCAGGAGTAAAAGCATCAAAAGCTCCCTCTACCCCAGGTAGTGCTAGGCGTAACGATTGGGCTGATGGGATTTATATTGGTGGTCTTTTAAATGCTATTCCCTTGCGTTTTATACGAATTAGTGATATAAATGGGATAGAGATTATATCAACCAATAATGTGACTATAACTGCCCCACAAACAACAATTAATGGAGCTGTGCAGGTGAATGGAACATTGACAGCTAGCGTTGATGTAGTGGCAAATGGTACGCATTTACATACTCATACTCATGGTGGAGTGCAAACTGGCAGTGGTAATACTGGAGCACCTAATTAATGTCAGATACATTTTTACTTAATCCCTCTACCTGGGATTTATTAATTGATGCAAATGGCAGTATTGCCGTGGCTAGCGATCCCTACTCTATCACTCAGGATGTGGCAAGTGCAATACGAACATTTAAAGGTGAATGCTGGTATAATACTGATAAAGGCATCCCGTATTTTGAACAATTACTCGGCCATTTTCCGCCTATGTCTCTAATTAAAAAATTGATTGAAGATGAAGCCTTAAAAGTTAATGGCGTAGTTTCAGCACGAGCAATAATCACAGGATTAACCAATCGTGAATTAACAGGCGCAGTTGAATTTATTGATACGACAGGACAATTAAATAATGTCAGCTTCTAGTAATGTCCCACAAATTCAATGGACTGAAAACGGTCTTGTTGTACCACAAGAGGCGGACATATTAACAGGTAGATTCAATGATTTTAATAATGCTTTTGGCGGTAATTTACGCAATGATCTGAGCAACCCTGTTGGACAATTAACTCAATCCGAAGCGGCGATTATTGGCAATAAGAATAATGAATGGCTTAATTTCATTGCAGGTATAGACCCGCGCACATCAACCGGGCGTATGCAGGATGGAATTGGACAACTTTATTATTTAACACGTATAGCGGCATCTCCAACAATTGTTACAGCACGTTGTTATGGTTTACAAAATACATTAATCAATGCAGATTTAACCGCGCAAGATCAAGCGGGCAATGTTTATGTTTGTCTTAATGATGGCATTATTTCTGGAACTGGTTACGTTGATTTAACTTTTTCTTGCTCTACAACTGGCCCAATTTCCTGCCCTATTGGTTATTTGAATCGAATTTATAAAGGCATTTCTGGTTGGGACTCAATAACCAATTTAGCCGAAGGAACACCAGGAACAAATGTAGAAACACCACAAGCATTTGAATATCGTAGACAACAATCTGTCGCATTAAATGCACAGGGATCATTATCCGCTATTTTAGCTAATGTTTTAAATGTTTCAGGTGTAACCGATGCTTTTACATATCAAAATACTAGCATGTTGCCTCGTGGCGCGTCTTTTACAGGTTCAATCTCAGGAACCACTTTAACGGTTACTGCAATATCGTCAGGTATTATTGAGATTGGTATGATGGTAACAGGTGTTCTTGTCGAACAAGGGCAAACCATTATAAGCGCAGGAACAGGCGTAGGTGGGATAGGAACCTATAATTTGAGTATTAGTCAATCATTAGGCTCAACTTCATTACATTGTGGCTTTTATGGAGTTTATTTATTGCCTCATTCGATCTATGTCGCCGCTTATGGTGGCAATCAAAACAATATTGCACAAGCAATTTTTAATAAAATGTCTCCTGGTTGTGATTTTAATGGTAATACTAATGTAACAATTTATGACAATGGAAATGGTCTATATACTGTTCCATATCCATCCTATTTAATTACTTATCAAATTCCAATAGTTACACCGATTTTATTTAATGTTTCAATGCAACAAAATAGCGGCGTTCCGGCTAATGCTATATCGCTTGTCAAACAAGCAATAATTGACGCATTTAACGGCCTGGATGAACAAGGGAAAGCGCGTATTGCATCGACAATATTTGCGAGTCGTTATTATTCTGCAATCATAAATCTTGGTGCATGGGCGCATATATATAGCGTTCAACTCGGAGTTGGCACAGCGAATAAAACATTCGTGGCGATGCAAATGGATCAAATTCCTACGCTTTCGGACACAAATATAACAGTAACTTTTACATAGGGCGCAGCACATGGCTGATAATGTAGTTTTAAATCCAGGTCTAAATGGGTCAATCGTCGCAAGCGATGAGATTTTAGGTGTTCAGTATCAGCGTAATAAAATCGTTTTGGGATCTGATGGTATTAATGATGGCGATGTTTCCAAAACAAATCCAATCCCTATCTATTTTCCACCCGTAACACCTATTGATAGGTCTGGGACAATAACGATTGGAGGTACAGCGCAGCAATTAATGGCTGCCAATCCTGTTCGACGTGGATTTTCTTTGCAAAATACAAGTGCAGGAACGCTTTATTTTAATATAACAAATGGAATCGCGAGCTTATCATCAAAACAATTACAACCAGGCGCATTATATGAATGTCCTATTGCTGGATGTACAAGTTATGCCATTTCAATTTATGGTGCAACAACCGGACAAACTTTTATAGCAGAGGAATTTTAAATATGCCATTATTTAATAGAGAAAATCCCGTAACAATTTCATCACTATCGGTATTACCAATAGCATCGGCTTTTGGTGCTGGTACAGCGCAAATTTCAACATCAGCTTATCATATTGATCTATCATCTAACGGTGTCGAATGGTACAATCGTGGATCAAGCTCTTTATTAGCTGACAGACCAAGCGCTACATTATTTGGAAAAGGCGAGTGGACAGTTGGTGGTATAGATAAATATCTTTGTGATGGCAATAATTGGATTCCACTATCAGGATCATTAGTAATTGATTCTGCCATTGCGGCTTGGGGAGATAGTCTAACATCAGGCGATCCAGGCAGTAAATATCCTGACATCTTAGCTAATCAGATTAATCAGATTGTCTATAACGGCGGCGTGGGTGGTGAAACATCAACACAGATTAAGGCACGCTTCTTAGCAGATCCAGAAAAATGGGGATTACCTACAATAATTTGGGCAGGCCGTAACAACCTCGAATCACCAGCAACAGTAAAAGCAGACATAGCCGAAATGGTTGCGGCATTGACTACTGACAAGTATCTTATCTTATCAATACCAAACGGAAACTACGCAATCGAATATAAAGGACAGGCCGATTATGTTACTTTAATACAGCTTAATAATTACCTCGCTGCGACTTACGGAAATCATTATATTGATATCCGCACATACATGGTTAATCAATACGATCCTAACCAGGCACAGGACGTTATAGATTTTGGCAACGACATTACGCCAACCTCTTTGCGCAGTGATTCGCTGCACTTTAACCCGGCAGGTCGGGCGCTGGTAGTCAATAAAATATTGCAGAACTTTACTGAATTGTTTAGCACTGTCGGTAATGGTTATAAATACTCTGGTAGTTATATTAACTATCCTAATATTGTTCAAACAGGACTTCCGCCATTATCCAACGAATTGCTTGATACAACCAACTGGACAAGTACGGGCTGGACGGGTGGTTTTACTGCTGGATTTACGCACACGGCAGGCAATACTACAGCACTTACAAATACCCTGTCTGCTACAGCAAGCATTAGATATAGGGCGACATTTACGGTTACTGGCAGGACGGCCGGTAGTTTTACTATAACTTTCGGCAGCGTAACAAGCGCAGCTTATACAGCAACAGGCGAGTTTAATACAGGAACAGCAGCAACTGGCACTTTATCTATAACCCCAACAACTGATTTTAACGGCACTATTGTTGTTTCGTTGAGACGATTGTATGACTCGTCTCAAGGAGTTATGAAACTTGTTGATTCATCAGGAAATAATGTATTTTCTTTACGGGCAAACATTTCAAGCTGCAACCTATTTGCCGGTACATTGTCCGGTGGTTATGCTACAACAGGCAGCGGTCTTACCGGGTTCGGCTATGCATCGTTACAAGATGCAACAACAGCATCAAGTTCTTGCGGTATCGGTCAATATGCAGCGCAGCATATAACAACATCGGCTAACGTAACGGCGGTCGGCGCATCAGCACTGAGAAACTTAACAACAGGCAGTAATACAACAGCATTTGGCGCAGGAGCCTATCAAAACATAACAACGACAAGTTCTGGTTGTGCTTTTGGTAGCGGCTGTTTGGGATCTTCTACCTCATCTAGCCTTAATAACGGATTTGGCGCTTACGCGCTGGCTGGACTGACGACAGGTAATCATTGTGTTGGCTTTGGCTATAATGCTGGACGCTATCTAACGGACGGATCAACAGCTAACACGGGCAGTACAACCTCAATATTTATTGGCGACTCCACAAAAGCCAAGGCTGGTAGTGGTACTAATGAAATTGTTATAGGTGACTCTGCAACTGGTAATGGCAGCAATACCGCTACGCTAGGTAATAGCAGTGTAACTGATACTTACCTGGGCGGTACTACTCATGCTGGCAAATTTCAACTTAATGCTTTAAATACCGCACCAGCCTCATCAACGGATACAGGAATAGCAGGAGAGATTCGTATTACTGCAAACTATATCTACATCTGTACGGCTACGAATGTTTGGGTTAGAGCTGCATTGTCATCTTTTTAATACAATAAAATGTTATTTTTACAACAAAATAATATTGATTCAAACCCTGAATGGCGCGCTTTTGCACGCCAACAGATTTTGGCGCAATATGCTAATTCACCTATTATTTTGGAGATAATTGATACATTTGATAATGCTGTAAGTCTTGATAAAGATGCGGAGAATTTTTATCGATTTGCTTGGAATATCAGCACTGCAATAGGAGAATTTCTTAATATTTGGGGCAGGATTGTTAATGTAAATCGTGTTATTCAATTACCTAAATCAGATTATTTTGGATTTGTAGAGGGTAATTATAAAGGCTTTGGACAAGCCAAATTTTACGCGGGGATCCCGGCATCGACAAATTATGCTTTGTCGAATGAAGCTTTTAGGTTAATGATACTCGCTAAAGCGTTATTTAATATATCAAGAACTACTTATAGCGCATATAATAAAATTTTGATGCAATTGTTTCCCAATCGGGGACGTGCTTATATTGGTACGTCAGGCAATATGAATGCTAGATTGACATTTGAGTTTTATTTGAAACATTGGGAATTAGCAATATTAAAACAATCAAATGTCTTTGAGCCTCCGACGGGTGTAAATTTTGAAATAATGGAATACCCGACAGCAACAACTTTTGGATTTTTAGAAACCGGACGCGCAACCGCGTTCGGAACTGGCGCATTTTTTAGAGACTTTTCATAATGGCAATTACAAGACCCACAAACTTATTAAGACCCTTCGGCGAAAGCGCAGGAGCAGGATATAAACGCACTGTTCCCGATGCTTCACAAATTAGTATAACGCCTGGAGCGGCAAGTTTTACAGATGGCTTTCCGCCATTAAATTTTCTTGACCCTGCCGCAGGCGGTGTCCCACCGTCCGGTCAAGATATGAATGGCATACTTAATGCGATAACCAGTCATACGGCTTTTCAAGGAGAAGGCGGCCAATATCGTTTTGATGCTGCATTGTCTACAGCGCTTGGCGGTTATCCAGTTGGCGTAGTTTTGCAGTCTGACGATGGATTGAACAGTTATGTTAATGTTTTGGCTAGCAATACTACAAACTTCAATAGCACACCGGCATCAATAGGTATTTCATGGTTGCCTTGGGCCGGGACTGCTAACACAACTTTGCTCACAAAATCCGTTGCTGGATCATCTAATGTAACATTAACAGCGGTAGAAGCAGCGAGTAATATAATTATATTGACAGGCGCAATAACCGCTAATATCAATGTTATTTTACCCGCATCTCCTGCACGGAAATGGATTGTATCGAACCAAACGACGGGCAATTACTCAATTACTACAAAGACAGCAAGCGGATCTGGAGTAGTATTAAGTCGGTTTACAAATCTGATTGTTTATACAGATGGCACAAACATTAATGAGTTAAATCCAAATCATGGTTTGTGGTATAAAAAACTGGGTGGTGCTATTGACCGTGTATTAAGTACTAACCAGACTCTTGATGTAAACGAAGCCGGCAACTGGTACGAAGTCAATGCCGCTATTGCAATCACATTGCCGCCTGTTGTATCAATGCAGCCCGGGCAAACATATACTTTTCAACCTTCAAACTATACATACACAATAACGGCGAATGGCGCCGAACTTATTTATTATAGATCCGCTCTAAATTCGAATACGCGCACAATTCAGCCAGGGCAGAGCGTAACATTGGTTACTAATGGTACTGTTTGGTATATTTTAAATTCTGGACTTGATGCGGATGCCTTTGCATCAACTACAGGTACAAGTGGAACGCAATCGCTGCCCAATGGAATGGTTTATAAACATGGGTCATTTACAGCAAGCGCGACTCCTGGCGCAGCGACTGCCGTAACTTTTCCTGTGCCTTTCCCAACAGCATGTAACTCAATACAACTAACGCCAACAAGCACGGGGACGACTGCAACAACAGCATGGTGGGACACAAAAACAGCCAATGGCTTTAACGGTCATTCTGATGTTGCGGGTCAAATTATACATTATTTTGCAATAGGGTATTAACATGGATAAAATTGGATTATTAATAGAAGTTTTATACAAAGGGAAAAGCCTCGACAACAAGGCAGCCTGGAAAAACGCCCAGCTATTGACTGGTTTTTTTCTTGTGCTTATTCAGCTTGTTGATGGTTTTTTACCAACAGGCGCACACATCAGCACGATGGATGCGCACACAATAGCAAACGGATTAACGCAAATGGGACTGGTATTTGGTAGTTATGTTACAGTTGCGTCTACTGATCATATTGGTTTTAACGATAAATAGTTGCTCATCTGCACCTATTTCAGAACAGCAACCAATTGAATGTAAGCCTGGAGCGAGCATTGAGCAATTCAACTCGCCCCAAGCTTACATCCTTTTTAAACTAACTTGTGAGAATTTATGAAAATCGATACAAAACAGATGGAAATAGAAATAGCTGGCGTAGTGGTTTCACGTATAGCCAGTAACCCCCAAATTTGGGAAGATGCAAAAATGTTTGCACATGATATGATGGGTAAAGATTTGTCTGGACAAGCAAAACATGACAAAATTAAAGCAGACTTAACTATGTTATTTAAAGTGGAGTTGCTACCATTTGCAGAAGAAATCGCCGGGGCGCTGCTCGATTCGTTGATTAAATTAGCATTTATTTATGTTACATCACAGGCGCAATCAAAATGAAACTGTTCTTATTATTGATTGCATTATCGTTTGCAAGTTATGCAGATGAAACAACGTGCCGGTCACAAACACAAAAACATCATTTTGATAAACAACAGGGTTATCCGCATGGGCGCAGGGGATTTGTTGTAGATCACGTTTGTCCGCTTGAATGTGGTGGGATTGATAATCCTATCAACATGAGCTATCAAACATTTATTGAAGGACACAAAAAGGATAGGTGGGAAAGGACTGATTTTGGCTGTAAATCATTATGCAATGATAAAAATTCTACTCCAAAACGTGAAGTCTTTAATTGCAAGATCAAAAAACACTTATAATTATATCAAAATTTAATTATTTATTGTTATTAGGTGTAAATTATGCAAAATGAAAATGTAAGCGGTGGAGATAGAAGGATTGATGTTTTAAATGATTTACGTGATCGCGTCGTGCGTCTTGAAATAACGCACGAAGATTTGATACGATCAAAAATTGATCACGAAGAGACGATTGATAAACTATCACTGCGTGATACCGAGCTTACTATTGCCTTAACTGCTATCTCATCCGGCCTTAATGCCCTACGCGATCAAATAAGTAATGGACTTAAACTTATGGCAGGCAGCTTTACTCTTATGAGTACACTTGTTGGCGGCTATTGGATTTATTCTCACGATCTTGACGCAAAGTATCAACCTAAAATTTCTAAAATCGATGGATCACAAACAGAGATTTTAGGCGATACTAACGAGTCAATTAATGATCAACTTTCAAAATTAAATAAACTTCAATATGAATTGGAAGCAATAAAAAAAAAGCGGGTAATTAAGGCTAGCAAATGATTGAAGATAATTTTAAAAATTGTCCAAAATATAATGAATATAACCATTTGTCAGATGAGCATTTAGAAATATTAGCTAAAAAACTTTATGAAATGGCTAAAGATGAAGCTAAATTAGAACTTGCTAATAATGTTATTGACTTTGGCAAGGAAATAACTGGTAAATTGTTTTTTATAATTGGCGCATCAATTATTGGCATAGCTGTTTGGATGAACTCACACGGATTATTAAAATAATGAATCAGAATCAAAAAGCTTTTTTGGATATGATTGCAGTAAGTGAAGGTACGTCAAAATTAGGCGATAATGGTTATAATGTGATTGTCGGTGGTGCATTATTTAATGATTATTCAAAACATCCTAATGCCAAAGTTTTTATAAAATCAATAAATAATTATTCTACGGCTGCCGGTCGCTATCAATTGCTTTATAAATATTGGATAGCTTATTGTATAAGATTGAAATTAAATGACTTTTCACCTATTACCCAGGATATAATTGCTTTACAACAAATTAAAGAATGCAAAGCAATCGATGATATTAATAATGGAAATTTTGAAGAAGCTATTAAAAAATGTTCTAGGATTTGGGCCTCTCTACCTGGCGCCGGTTATGGCCAACATGAAAATAAGCTTGATAAATTAAAAATCGCTTATATTGATGCCGGTGGAGTGATTGCTTAAAGTCCACTGAGAATAGAAATGGCGCTTTCAAAATACTTTCGCATATATTCAATTGCCGCTGCTTGTGCTTCTTCGTATGTCCCCGTACTTATTTCTAAATTCCTCACAAACGGCGTGCAACTCAAAATCCAAGCATCTGGGGAGTGATATAGACTTCTTGTGACTATAATCCAAAACCCTGCGCATCTAAATTCATAAGTTCTCGGCACTTTTATTTTATCATCTTTGCTATAAATACTGATGTCTTTCCAGTTCATTTTTGGCTTCTTTTTAATAAAAGACCAGCACGATTTGAGCATTGTTAATAGGCTTGGCTGGTTCTATTCAGCATAAGATTAATTTATTTTTTTAGTTATAATTTTTGGGCAATTAGGCGGATAGATTTTTATCCATTCTTCAACTCTTTGGCCCGTAATTTTACAATAAACAGGGAGCATAAAGCTATCTCCTCGATTATCTTTATGCTTGCAGATAATACACTTAATCATTGCTTAATAGGTCAATAATATCTGATATCTACAAACAGCATCAGTATTGCCATAATTTAAACATTTCGTTCTGTTCCTGATATGGTGCGTAAAGTGCAAAACAGCAGGAAAAACATGAGTAACACAAGCCTGCGGCTGCACCATCTCAAAATGATAATACTCTCCATTACCCAGGTTTTTTAATGCACTGGTTACGCTCAATCCACTGCCAGGAGCCGAGGCATTGCAGACTGTAATTGTCTTGATCCCATTAAGAGAACCATCAATAAAGGGGATCATTAAATCGTGATAAGCTCCTGACTGTGCCGGTATTAAATCGCCTATCGCTCCATTGCCATCGCTAAAGGACCGAACATGATGCGCAGGTGGCAAATTTGGCTCACCTAATGGCACGTCTGGTGGCTCAACCTTTTCAAATAGCCCGATTGATATCATATCCGCACTGGCAGTTAATGCTGACATTGCTAAAATTGTTGTAAGTAATATTTTTTTCATTTTTGTTCCTGAAATTTCTTTTTAGTGTGATTTTGTTTTAATAAAGCAAGATTTAGGCGCATGCGATCAATAATAATCAATGCATCTGAGCTCTTTGTCTCGCGTTCTAGGGTGTCTAAAAGACCTTGTATGCTTTCAATGGTTTTGTTCATTTTTTCTCACCAATTCCCATTCGATAGGATTTGTTATATCGACAGATCTAACAGCCGTTATTCTGTCACCAAATATTTGAGTGACTATATACGCCAATCCGGTGGGATTTGATCGTACTATGTCACCCACGTTTAAATTATTAAATTGTTGATTGTTCATATTTTATTATGGTATCGTCAATTGTTTTTTGTACGATATAGTTGTTCTCAATCAGTTCGGAAATATCTATTGAATTTAGCCATACGTGATCATAATCGATAGCAGGTTCACCATCCTGTATAGTATAGATATACTGCACAGTGAGAATTATTTTTGAGTTTATGCGGACATCCACCGTGCCCCTTATCATTGTTCACCATGCCTCAAAGCCAGTAATTCAGCTTTTTTTGTTTGCAACTCAGACACAGCGTTCATTGCCTTCTCTTTGATTTCTTCGATTTCCTTATCAATTCCTTCCACGATTTCCGGCAGGATTTCGGATTTTTCACGCTCTGGGAAGTCTACTTCCAGCCATTCGCTAACGCGAATTGTAGAGCCACTTCCTTCGTAATCGCGAACCGTCTGAACGCCGGCTAGGCATGAGTCTATATATTCAAAAACTGCTATTTTCTTCTTCATCATATCAAAACTCCAACTTTAAATATTTTCTGCAAATATCAGCAGTTTGTTTTTGATTTTGTTTTTTAGTAGTAGCATAAGCATAATCAGCAGCAGCAGCAGCATAAGCATAATCAGCATAAGCGACAGCATCAGCAGCAGCATAAGCGGCAGCATCAGCAGCAGCATAAGCGGCAGCATAAGCAGCAGCATCAGCAGCAGCATAATCGGCAGCATCAGCAGCAGCATCAGCAGCAT